ATTTTCTAAGTTATTTGATTTTCTAAAATATGGATCAGTATTAAAATCTAAATCTTGGTAATTTTTACTAAAAAATCCACCATTTGATAAAACTTGAGTATCCCAATTGTTATCTTCAGTACCAAAAATACTATTTGTTGGTCCAGTTATTCTCCATAAATAATGCGGTACATTTTGGTCGTGAGGATAACCATAATAACTAAATACACCACCACAATTGTAACTTAAAGCTTCAATACCTGGTGATAATTTTCTTCTATAACTATAATCTTCAGTGGATGATGAAAAGAATATACCAAATACTGGTTTGGCATCTGATGTTGCGTCTTCACCAATATATAAGAAGTTATTTGGATAGTTTTCTTCAATGTATGGACTTACTCTCCATTCAGAATTAATTGAGAGTGCTTGTGCAATATCCCCATCAATTCTTTCAGCTTGTCTTGTACTATTGAAAAATTGTACAATTCCTTTTCCTTCTGAATTAGCACCACTTGGATTACCTATTGGTATTATTTGGTCCCAAACTGAAGCGTTTAGTAGTCTTGAAATAAAACCCATTTGTAATAAGTCAGAATTATCTTGGTAAGATGTAGATTTTACTTGGTCAACAAGATATCCATTAAAATCTGAATCATTACAAATTTGACTTATGAATTTATCTCTAGGTCCCATATCCATAATTGTTGTTGGGAACTGTATTCTTTTTGTGTTATAACCTAAACCAGGAAAATCATTTATAAGTGATGAAGGCCAAAAAGAATTAGCTGGTGGTGATTCAACACCAATAAAATTATTACCATCCCAAGGAGAAGACCTATAATAAAAACCGTTAGTTAATTCATTATATACTATTGTATCTCTACAGTATTTATATTGTGGTTCATCTGGTTGTGTTAAATTGAACTTTGTTGTTTTATTAAATGTAAACATATATAAAACACCATTAATCCAATTGTTTTGAAATGTTTGTGAAAAAACACCTCTACAAGCAGCAAAAGTTAATGTAAATCTTGTTTTCCATTCAAGTAATAATCTACCATCTTCTGGGAATTTTAATAAGAAAAGACCATCTTCATTTTTGTTTAAAAGACAATAACAACCTCTTACCATTCTATCTGCTGGTATTTCACAATTTGGGTTAATACTTACATTTGTTCCACTACCTTGATAACATTCTAAAGGTCTCATATTTTCACAACTTAAAGTTGATGTTAAACCTTGTACAAGTTCTGATTCGTCATAAACTGTTTGTCCTGCTGACGGGTCTGGTGCAAAAGATATTGTTGGTGATGATTGTCCTTGTGCTCCAAAATACTGAAAATTGGTATTTTGATGTAGTGCATAACTTGTTTCACCATAATTTTCTTGTGTTTTTGTTGATGTTGGTAATCTATCACTTCTCATTACAAGATATTGTGGTTGTCCAGGTGTTTGGTCAACAGTAAATTGTATTGGTGTTGGATTGTACCTATAATATGCTGGTGAGTATACAGCATATTTAGTTAGTCCATTAGAATATTGGTCGTTATTTCCATTAAAATTTTGGGTCATACCTTGATAAATCTGACCAGCAGATGAATTAGATGCTGTAAATGAACCCCCGGCAAAATAGTAATTTAATGTGGATTGTGGTAAAGTTTGATGAAAAGGTGTGTTTGAAACGTCATAAATTGTCGGTAAAACTAATGATCTTCCGTTTGAATTACTTAAAATAGTGTGTTGATTTGGGGCAATTGATAATATTGTTTGGAAGTTTAGTAGTGGTGATGGTTTATAACTATTAGCTATTGATTCATCTGGACATAAATAATAAAAAGGTAATGTTGACGTAAACCCAGTAAATTCATTACAAGTTACACCACTTACTATATATGTTTCTCCAATTCTAAAATTATATGGTTCAAAAAATAAATCTGGTGCTGAATCATTTTGTGTTATGATATGTGTTGTTGGTTTTATTCCTGTTGCTTGTATTGGTATATTCAAATAATAATCACCTTCAACAATAGGTCCTTGTCCAAATGATTTACCAAAAATTCTAGATAAATCGTATTTATTTTTTTGTTTAGGTGAATGTGGGTCAACACCTCTAGTAATAATTAAAACTTCTAAATTACCAAATTGTGGAATATCTTCAACAATATTGTTAAAATATGAATACTGATAATTACTTGCCGGTGGTGGTGCTTGTGTTAAATTACAATCACCATCTTGATAAACAAAAACGGCATCGTGTTTTAAATATTTACTAGGAAAATATGTTGAATTTGTAAAACTTGCAAGTGAATTAAATTGGTTATATGTATAACCAGAAATAAGCTGGAAGTATTCCAAATCTATATTGTATTGTAAGTAATTTTCGCTTTCACCTGAATAGAATAATTCATACTGTACTGGTTGAGATGTTGTAGGTGTTGTAGCATAATTTAAATTTACAATTGTGATACCAGTGGTTGAGGTTCCTGTAACCGCATTGTTACCAAATTGATTTTCACTAAAATTATCACCATCGTGAAACGTAGCACCTGTCAAATTTGGGTTACACAAAGAAATTACACCATCTTGGAATGTAAATAAACTACCAACACCGATTTGACTTGCGGTTCCGGCTTTTGCTAATATTACCAATACTTGGTCTTTATGTTTTGTATTTTGATTATTAGTACTTGTTGTGTTAAATGTTACTTCAATTTGATTTACATTATCAAAATATTTTTGTCTCAAATTAAATTCATTTAATTTTTGTGAATATGTTTCAGTATATGGTTTTGCAAAAAATCTCCAATCACTACCTAAATATTTTTGAGCTGAAAGTAAAAAATGATTTGGTGCATGTAAATATGTTTTATCTGGAACACCAAAATAATCGTCACCAACATCTAACGATTCGCTACCACTTAAAAGTCTTTGATATCCAAGTGATGCTGCAACTAAAATGTTTTGGTCTATCCATTGTTGACCAATTGAGTAACTTAGTGATTTATGCCCACACCAAGGTACGTCCCAAAATAATGGTGAATTACAATTGAATGTTGGATTACAGCTAAACCCATTAAAATAATAGGGTCCTGTAATTGGTTGATTTTGTGGTTCTGGTTGAGACACATTTGGATGTGATAATGTTGGGTAAGAAGAAGGTAGATTAATTGGTGCAATAAAAGAATTATCAGTAATTGCTGTTGTTGGTATTCCTTCTGGTAAATCACCTCCATCTACTTGTGATTGGGCGTCAGATATTCCTTGATTAACACTAGATTCGGAAATATTATTTGCTTCTGAAAAATCAGCATTTCCACAGTCACAATCACAAGCAGTACAGTCTGGATATGATAACATAGGTAATCCAATTCTTGGAAAATTTTCAATACTAATTAAATATTTTAGTGTAAAAGCGGTAAATGCAATACCTGAAGCGACCATAAATAAAACTTTTATACCTTGTTTTATAATTTGTAAAATTGTCGCAACAGAAATTACCGGACCACCTGCGTTTGCATCACCTATTGAGGCAATGTAATAATACAAATCAATACCTGAATCAACACCCAAATAAGTTATATATACACCTAAAAACACTAGTGCGTATTTTAATACTGGCCATATAAAAGCAATTAAGTGTGCAATAAAAAGTAACGGAATAAAAACAAGAGGTGTTAATATTGAAATAAAAAGGTTAAAAACAAAAAATAAAAAATCAAAATTTCTTACAACGTCATTTACTGGGAATGTATTAGTTTCTGACTTACAAGTTCTATTATCGATTTCTTTAATTCCTAAATGTTTTCCTCGACCAACACCATTTTTATAACGATCAAGAAACATTGCTGTTGTGTATACTTTATTATAATGAAATTCATAAAAAGTATCTTCACAATTTATCGCAGCTTGTGAATCTACATAATCATCCCAATCTAAACTAAATGAATATGATTTTAATAAATCAAAGTATTCTTCATTAAAGTACTTATATACAATTGTTGCTTGTTGGTTTGGGTCTTGTGGTACCAAAGTAACATTCACATAATCATTTGGTGTTTGTGTTGAAATTACTTGTGTGTCGCCATAATATGGAGTCCAAGGTCCACCAACGCTTGGTCCAACTTCAACAGAAAAACTAGACACATTTGTCATTTCTTTAAAGACAAGTCCACTATTTCCAAGTGGTCCAAAAATAATACTACCACCTTGACCAGGTTGTACAGTACCTGTTAGTAGTTGTACTTGTCCAGTTTTTAAAGGGTCACTATTATAAGTGGATGCTGTCCAACCATGTTCTTTAATATTTGGTACAAAATAATTTGCTCTTTGGAACTCGTTTTGTAAACCACCTTCGTTTTCCCACTTAAATTTAAACCTATACCTTGCTTTTGTTGGTATTCCTACTTTTGGGTCATTTGAAATTGCTTGTTCACCAAATTCGTTTGTGTAAACATAATCTAAGTTCATTGGTAAATTAACCAAATACGAACCATCACCATCTATTACTTTTCCGTCGTTTGGTAATTTAAATTCTTCAAGTATTGGGAGTCCTAACTGGTCAACATTTATTGTTTGTCTTATTGATAATATTTGTCCTGGTCCTGCAATTAATTCACAAAGATTTCCAGTGTTGTTTTTTGGTTTACAACTTACTCTTAGTGCATCATCATCAGTTGTTGATATTATAGAACCAAGAAACACGGCTTTTGGTTCTATACTTATATTTGCCTCACTTAAATCAAAATCAACTCTTGTGATACCTAATTGACAAACATCTGTGTCACCCCATAGTGGTGAAATATCAATAATTTTATTTAATGTTTTTATCTGTGGAAGTTCATTTAAATTTGTAGAAGACTTAAATGTATTTCCATCAACTTGATTTTCTGTTGCAATTCCATTCTGGATTAAGTCTTGTGGTGTTAGTGAAAAACAACCAATGTCTGACAAATCAACATCCAAAAATACAGTTTGACTTCCTAAAGGGATTCCAAAAATCATATAGTCACCACTCTCATTTGTTTTAGTTGTGAATTTATAATATTTGTCGTATACTTCAATATAAGATTGGTCTAATAAAACTTCTTCTTTTGTTGGAAAAGTTCCAGTTGCGGCATGTCCTTCATATGAAGGTAATTTTGGTAATAGATTATATCTATAACCGTCTTCACTTACATCTGATAAACTTTGATAAGGGTATAATTCTGTTATTACAGGATTATTTTCGTCTTCTGGCTGTAATGGTATAAAAATAGAAACTCTTGCGTTTGGTAATCCAAAACCACCATTAACAAATACACGACCAACAATAACACCATAGTCAGAACATTGTCTACTATAGACTTCACTTTGTAGAATCTTAAGTGAAAGTATGTTAATTTGGTCAAAATCTTGATCCAAATTAACTTTGATTGATTTGTCAACCCCAACCTGGGTTCTTATTCTATATGATTTTGGCATTAAGGTTTCGTTTTTTCATAAATAGTTTATTTCCTATTTTAGAAAAATAATCCTTTTATAAAAAAAATAAATTATCAAGAAAAGTTAACCCCCTTGAAATTAAGAACTCTTACATTAATATCTTTATTTGGGAATCTAATTTGATACATTTGAGTTGGTTCAGCAAAAATTGTGTCGGCAATTAATTCTATTTGTTTTGTTGCTGGGTCAATATATCTTTGTGATGTTTGTGATGACGAGTACTGACCACCAACTTTATTAAAGAATTGTACATCAGATATACTAATAACACCGTCTAAATTTTGAATTCGTTTTCTAATTTCAGAAACATAGACATTTTCACCCATTTGTCTATTAGAAGGTGAAAAATATTGTGTTATTATATCTATAATTTGTGTTACAATTGTTCCTTGATTTTGACTTGCATCTAGAACAACATCAACATTTGTACTTAAATCAATAACATTAGCACTTTCAACAGAAATATAATCGTTAATCATTCTGTAATTTGATAAATAATTAGCAATATTTTGTTTTAGTGTGTTAGATGTTATTTCAGTTAATTTCCCATCACTATCATAAGATAATAATTTAATCTTAATTTTATTATTTTCTTCAGTGATTGTAACTTTTGCTGGCGCACCAAATTGTGAAGGCATTGTTCTAATTATTGATTCATAATCATTAATTGTAACAGCTCTATTTTGTGCTGAAAAGTTAAATGAAACCATTTGTCTAACTTCTTCTGTTGATGGATTGTTTGCACCACCAATTGCTGCTGTAACGTTATTACATCGTAAAGAATTAATAACACTTCTATTAACATTGTCTGATGGACCATTAACAGCAAAATTAACAGTTCCAATTTGATTAATAACATTTATACCTAGATTAGAATTACTACCACCCCCAACTCTGTATTGTATAAACATTGTTGTATTAGGTTTTAATGCACTTCCTAAAGTCAGATTATTTGTGTATTTCGATAAATCAAAAGAAAGTCCATCCCTTGCAAATTCTCTTAGCTGGTCTTCAGCTGAAGTATTCCCACCACCAAAAGTCATTTTAAAGAATCCTTCTGGTGTGTATTCAGTTATAAATTTATCTGTTGTTGTCACATATTTTCCAACTTTAATTCCTGGACTATCAGATGTTTTTGTTGGGTCTTCAATAAAGACTCTATCTTCCATTAAAGCTTTAACTTCGTACCATCTATTATTTTGACTTAAAAATTCTTGAGCTGGAGGTATTGTAACATATTGGGTACCTTCTTTGATTAATACACTTGTAACACCTAATACATTTTTTTCTGGTAAAAATAATTCAAAAAAAGGTCTAACATCGTTTGGTGTAACAACCCTTTTGAATACTTTTGTAACACCGTTTACAACAACTTCACGTTTAATTATTGTATAATTTATTACCTTTCCGTTGGAGTCAAAGTTTGGTATTTTTAATCTATTTGGTGAACCTTCGGCATTTACAGCTGATGAAAAATCAATATCATATACGGTTTCAAATGGTTGTCCGGCACCAAGGACTTGTGCGCCTCTTCTTAATATTCCACAATAACTTAAATTTTCTTTATCACCAAAAGCTGGTACTGTAATAGAAAAATCAACTAAAGTAACAGAAGGTCTTTGTCCTGGTATTTTTAATCCATATGTTCTTGCAATATTAAAAACAGAGGATCTTTGTTGTGCAAACTGTAAAACTGTTTCTTGAATACTTCTATCAATATGGAATTGTAAGTTATCTGTTACTGCAGCATTTAAATCTAAAAATACAGAAAAAATACCAGCGTCGTTAAAGTTTTGTACAAGGTCTGGATAATACTGTCTTGTAAAATTAATAAGTTCGGTTCTTATTCCTTGAAAGTCCCTTGTTGTGTACGATATTTTCTTTTCTGCCATTTTTTTTAAATATTAAGTATTACAAAATCACTTGATTCAAAAGCACTACTTGTAACTTTATAATCAATTCTAACTCTTGCCGTATATTCTTTTTGTGATAACCCAGGAACTCGAAATTCTCTTTGTCCTTCTGAATTAATATATGTTGCTCCTGGGTCTTCTAAATCAGCTGTTGCTTCTTTTATTTCAACATTTGTGACTAGAACACCAGGCATATATCTTCCAACACTTTCTCTAATTTCAGCTTCAACATCAGAAAATGTTGGTCCGTCTAAAGGTTCAAAAATAAATTCATATAATCTTGTTCCAAAATCTGGTAAAAAATATCTAGTACCTTTTCTTGTTAAAAGTAAATGTATTAAATTACTTCTAATTTCATCATCAGCAGTTGGTGTAACACCAAGATACTTACCAAGTGATGATTGTTCAAAAGGAAATGCTAAACCATATGTTGTACCGTATGCCATATAACATAAATATACATTATAGTAATTTTGAATAAATAATTAAAATCTATTTATAATTTTCTAGCAACTTGATCAATCGCACACCAATGTGGTTTGTCACACCCTGTTTTTTTCGTACTTGTTGGATTACTTACAATACCCAATCCTGCCGCCGCATATGAACCAACCCATACATTACTTTCTGGTAAACCTAGTTTTACTGCGGAAGTAACACTTTGTTTTGCTGAAGAATGTGGTTCAATAACATATAAATTATGTAGACTCTTATTAAGAGATTTTAACTTTCTTGCAAACTTTTCAGAATATGCGCAACCAGCACTAAAAAGTAAAACATAACTATTTGGTTCTGATTCTAAAGCTTTTAATGCGTTTTCACTATCTGTATGTGAATATCCTTCAACATCCGCACTAATTTTTAAATTGTCACTAACTCTTTTTGCTTGTTTTTTTACTGGTTCGTCATTACTTCTATTATGTAAGCCAGAAACAAATATTACGTTTTTTATTTTACCATCTTTTTTTTCTTCGGTATCTTTTTCTTTATCTACTGTTACATCAGTTTTAACATCTTCAATCTTTTTTTCAATTTCTTTTTCAGATGGAATATCTTTTTTTTCTACTTCATCTTTATCTTGTAGTTCAATACCAGTAACTTTTTTGAATACGTCTTTAATTTTGTCTTTTACATTATCAAAATTTAACCCAATTTTATCTAAGACATCATCATACCAAGCTTCATTAATCATACCTTCTTCTGTATATTTTTCAATAATTCTTTTTAATTGACTTTCAGTAATTTTAATTTTCATAATTGTTTTATTTTATAAATATGGTAATAAAAAAAAATCACTACTTTTGTAGTGATTCTTTTAAGTTTGTATTACCTTTTTGGTAAAGTGGTTCGTAGGGGCAGTGACGACATTTAGACCCACAACATCTACCTCTTTTAATATGAAATGATTCTGTCATTACTATATTCCCAGATTCATCTTTATAAAAGTCAGGTTCAGGAGATTTTTTTGTTGTCTCCTGAACATATAACTGTTGTATCCAATCTTTTGATGCGTTTACTGTCATAACTTATACTATTTCACAAGCACCTCCGGCACAAGCTGCTTCACCACGTAGGTCAGTATTATCTTGTAATTCAATAACTTTTGTAAGGTCAACATCTTTTAATGTTGCCGACAATCTTTCAAAGTCTTCTTCTGTACAATCTTCAAATGGAGCCTGTGTATAAGTTCCTCCATTGTATGGTAAAACTGACAATCCATTATAAAATTTTCTATTTTTCCACATCCAATCACCAACTAAATCCCATTCATCTTCTTTAATTGAAACAGTTGCTGATACATTGTGTGTATTTTGTCCACCTCTATGTCCAGATTTAACCCATTCTTGTGATACTTTTTTAACTCGTTCCAGCATTTGGAATACTGATTCGTATCTTAGAATTGATCCTTCTGGTGCTTTTTGTGGAATTGTAATCACAGCGGTGTCATGTGGACGGAAGTATTCGTCTTCGACTAACTCTGGGTGGTTAATTGCAAGGTATGAATAAATCGCTTCATTTTTTCCAACTCTAATTCTTCTTAAATAGAAGTCATTATGCCAAGCGTGAATACCAGATGAAGTTCCCAATACAAGTGATGAAGTTCCAGATGGTTTTACAGTTGTTGTACGAGCAGCTTTATTAATACCAATTAAGTTTGCAACTCTTTCATTTTCTTCTTTAACAGCTTGAGCTGCTGCTTTCATATCATATCCTAATACAACACCAGAACCAATACCTGTCATTCCAACACCAATAAGAGCGTCTTTTTCAGTTGTTCTTTTCCAAACATCTCTCAAGTAATGGAAGTCTGTGTATCCAGCTTGTAATGTTCCAATGAATGCGGCACCTTTAACTCTTTTTTCAAAATCTTCTTGCGAATCAATATCTGAAGCGTTTACCTCACACAAGTTACAGAATTGGTATGGACGAAGACCGATTTCACAACAAGGGTTAGTTCCCCAATCTTTATCGTTTGATAAATAGATTCCAGGTTCTCCAGCTCCAGATAGTTCAATTCTTTTCCATAATTCCATAAAATAATCTTGTGTTACTTTATGTCTTAATAAAACAGCCGAATTATTTGCACGACCTCTTTGTGGGTTTGACTCCCACCAATTTCCTGACTTACAAGAAATCATTTCATCATCATCTGCTGAAAATAATGAAATAAGTGCTGCTCTTCTAATTCCACCAGCAAGTACCGCATCAGCAATGTGACATACGATATCGTGAGTTTCAATTGGTGTTAATTTTTCACCGTCATTTTTGTTTTCCATTACCTTTGTGATGTGGTGAATACAATCTTTCAAAGGTTGAGGTCCTGGTGCTTTTCCTCCAGATGTTACAAGTAAAGCCCCTTTTTGACGAATATCTGAAAAATCAAATACTGGTGTAGAAGATTTGGTACCCATATAAGATTCAATAAGGACTTTAATTGCATCAGCCCATCCTTCAATCGAATCACCAATAAGATATCTTCTTGTTCTTGTTGGGTTTGGTTTTTTAATTTCTGGTAACTTATCTACGTGATGTTTTTGTACTGAAAAACCAACACCTGTCCCACCTAATAACAAAAACATTGTTTCTGAAAATGCGTCTGTGTGGTCAATTGGTAGATAAGCACAGTTATATACTCTGTTTGGTGAGATTTCAATTGGTTTTCCACCAAATTGTAATGATCTCATAGACGGAAGAATTTTTTTATCGTATACCATTTTATATACTTCTTCAATCTCGTCTTTAATGTTTGGGTACTTTTTTTGGTGCATTTCTTTATTTCTTGTCACCAATTCTTCCCAAGTTTCCCTTCTATTTAATTCAGGGATAAATTTAGCGTATTTCATATACACCGTAATATCGCTCAATATTTTTTGTGAAATATCCATTTTTTACAAATTTAATTATTTTATTTAAGATTTTTGTTTTTCTTGTTCTTTTTGTTGTCTTTTTTCCAACAATTCTTTAACTCTTTGTCTTTGCCTTTCTTCTTTTTGTTCTTCTAAACCTAAGAATGTAGTTGTGGATTCAGTGTCTATTTCAATCATCGCATTATCAAATTTACAATTTTCAAACACCACACCATCATCTCCAATACGAGACTTGGTAATTGCTATTGTGGCCAATTTCATTTCTTTTTGTTGTAATGTCTTTGCTACTGAAATAATAACATGTCCTACTTGTGCCTTCTTAATTGAACCACCCATTTGGTCTGTTGTTACAACTTCCGAAGAAATTGATGAACGATTACCTTGTGTTGCTGTCCAACCAACAATGTTTAGTTCGTGACACATTGCTTCAAACCCTCTCATTACTGAACCTTCACTCTTCCATTCGTCACCTAGGTTTTTGTCTGGAACAATACAATCAATGTAATCTAAAACAACCATATCTATTTTAATACCATCTGCAATCATCTTTCTTATTTCATTCTTGATTTGCAACATAGTTTTAGTATCTGATGGTAGTTTTTTCAAAATCAACTCGTTTGGCATTGTTTCCTTGATTTCTTTTACCTTAGTCATCACCTCTTCTTTTTTTTCTGACAATTCGTCAGGGTGAATCTTTGTCCAGAGTGTAAAATGTTTTCTCTGTATCACTTTTGGGTTGTCTTCAAAAAACACTTGAAGAACATTAAATCCTAGGTTAAATGCGTGGTTCGAAATCTTTGTTAATACTGTTGACTTACCAACTCCTGTTGGTGCGAGTATAACACCGATTTCACCTTTTGCTAATCCTCCTTTTAACAATCTATCGATTCCTGGTATACCCATTGGTATTGGGTGTCTGTAGTCATCGTCCAAGACTTGGTCTAGGTTTGAAAAGACATCTAACATTGATGTGTCTTTTGAACCAACAAGTAATGCGTCTCTTACTAATTCTTCTAAGGTGTCGTAGTTTTCAAACTCACCACCATCAATAATTTTCTGAGCTTTTTTCATTACTTTCTGTAACTCTTGTTGTTTACAGAATTTTAATGCCTTTTCTTGTACAAAATCCACTCCGTCGATAGGCGCAGACTTGATTTTCTTGATTGTATCAAGAACAACTTTAACAGCAGTTTCTTGTTGTAATTCGGATTTTGCGACTTGTTCCAACGTATCAAATGATGGTGTGTGGTCATACTTTTTATAGT